CCCTAGACCAACCTTTGCGTGAACCCATACGACCATACTGGTCAATGATGCAATTTGTCGCAACTAAAGCAAATCCAGCCGCAAGATCAAGAGGTGAATCTTGCGTATTCAGCCCATATAGTGCTGGCGCTGAAATGCTAAAGGTTTGTATTGGTTGACTCATACTGACACAAACTCCTGATTCTCAGGATAGCGAGTGCCTTCCAAAGCAATATAGTCAGCCAACATAGCTTTGTACAACTGGTATGCCTCAGATGAAGACAAACCACCATCTTCACCACGCTCTACCAAAGCACGAGCATAGGCATTCTGAACCACCAAAACATCAGGAATAGCAACAACAGTTGCGTCTAAAGCTAATGTAGCCTGTGGCACTGTTAAGCTAAATGGGATGCTATACACACCATCAGGGCGTGGGTAAAGAGTTACCTTGGTGTCGTAACTAGCATTTACACCATCAAAACAAAATTCGTATGGAATGCCGCTAACTGGAGTAGAGAAATTCTGCTTGCGATTCATTGAAGCAAAATCAATATTCTTCATACCAATGTTGCTTGTTGCATTGATTACATCAATAACTTGGAACTTTTGACCAGCACCAGTTAAGGCATAAGAATATGTGCCAGAAGTAGTAGATAGCGTAATAGTTGTGCCTAGAACATTCCAAGCATAAGCATCTTCAATCTGACGCTTGGCATCATTTACAAACTTTCCAATTAGAGTTGAATAAGATGTTTCGGAAACAGTAGAAACTGCTGTCTCACGCAACCTTACGAGTACATCGTTTACAAGTTCAAGGTAGGTCATGCTCGTGTCAACCCTTCTTCTTCAAATGTGGCTATAAAACTAAATGAACTTGCAGACTGAGTGGTTATTTTTAACTTATCGCCTTCTTCAAAAACAATGTAGGCATTGCCATCAAACTGCAAGTAGTTTTTTGATGTGAAATCGTATTGAGTCAATATATCAAGAGTGGTATTAGCACTTGCGTCAAACCATTGAACAGTTATATGCTTGGTAGAGCCGCCTGTATTGTGTATATACATTACAGTAAATTTAGAGTAATAGCCAGTAGGACAGGTATAGACTGTAGTGTCTACTGCCGCTGTGGGACTAACTCCAACTGATAATGCTCTCATTTCGCTTTTGCCTTATTCCTTGCGGAGATAGCTTTAGCTTTTGCCTTTGCGTCAGCCTTTGAGGTTGCACCCCATGCCTTGAGCGAAAGAAGCAGTCTTGTTGGTTCACCATCCTTGTACTCTGCACCAGCATTGTTGCCCATGCGAGCCAAGAAACTTGCTCTGCGAGGGTTATCCCCCGACTTTACTGGCGGCTTCAGATTACCACCAGTTTCCGCATTATAAGATGATCTACCCTTGGCATTCAAGCCGCCTTTTGGATTTTGACCAGCTTTTGTTTGCCAAGTGGGTGTTTTCATCTACTTCACCTTTTTAGGCTTCTTTGCAGTCTTTGCCGCTTGTTTGAAGTCAGCAGCAGTAGGTGCGGCTTTAGACCCAACCTTGTTCATCTTCTCACCAGACCCTGCCTTGATACGAGCCTGTTTTGCATTAATATTGGCATAAAGTCCAGTTTTCATTTCATCTTCTTCTTGGCTTTACCAGCTTCAGATAAAGCAATGGCAACTGCCTGTTTAGGATTGGTCACAACCTTACCGCCCTTGCCTGAATGCAAAGTACCTTCCTTGTACTCCCCCATGACCTTTTTGACCTTCTTTTGTGATTTAGTCATTTTCATAGGGTTTCTCCTTAGTACATTATCTTGGCTGTAATCGTGCCTGTGACAAAAACAGTGCAGTTTGCTCGTAAATACTTAGGAGCATTAGCTACTGTAACGATGCCGTTAGCTGTCAAAGCAGTGCCAATAGTTGCCCAGTTTGTGCCATCAAGACTACCTTGCAATGCAACAGTAGCTGATGTAATGCCAGAAACCTGTAAGAAAGCTGGTTGACCAGAGTCAACTTGCACAGCTCTAGATTCACCTGTAGCGCCAACTGCGTTCAGGAGTGTGATGGGTGAAGTTAAAGATGCCATTATTTGCCTCTTGAGGATTTCTTCATCATGTTGGTAGCAGTCCTGCCACCCTTCATGGGCAGACCTTTAGGCTTGCCAATAGCTACCATGACAGTCACGGGAATACCCTTTTTCTTGCCGTATTCTTTTGCTTCTTTTTCCCCTTTTTCGGTGTAAGGGAACTTCTTTTTTCCAACTGAAGGCATAGTATTTTCCTTATTTCCAGAGTCGATCAGCAACAAAGGTAATAACACCGCCCATGAATGAAGCGATAGTCATACCCATCCAAAAACCACCTTTGCCTTTGTTGGCAAGTTCAAGTAATGACTTTACATCGTGACTCAATTGAGTTACCTGACCATGTAGAGTCTCTACTTGAGCCTCTAATCTACCAAAATCTCTTGCGTCAATTTCAGACATTTGCAACCTTTCGGGGTCTTCCCATGCGTTTAATTGTTGGGATAACAGGCGCAAATGCGGTATCTGTTCTAGTCTCTGATTCTACAGATTCTATGGTTACTTCTGGCTCATCTACTAACACATAACCCTGATGACCTTCCATAGAGTCAATGTCATGCTGGAGGGTAAAAGTCACACAATTTCCCGATTGTAGACAGCGAAAAGTAGCCATAAAACCCCTTAAAAGAGATAGGGGGGACTACCCCCCCCCATCATTAAACTACAGCACGACCAATAATAAGTTGTAATGTAGTTGAAGCCAAATCAACTGAACTACCTGTTGGGTTATAGGTCACGATAGTTACTGTATTGGCGGCTGAAACATAGGCTCTACGAACCAATCCAGCTTCACTTACACCAACTGACATACCAAGAACCATATCACCTAAAGCCACTCCTGCAACAGTTACTGTATCTGTAGCTGTAGCTGTAGTAGCGACTGAGCCGCTATCTAAAGTACATGAAACATCCCAAGTATCTGTAAACAGACCACGAAATTGGTCATTGCCCCTGCGGGAAACGACTGCTGTTGCTGATGCCATTTTGATTTCTCCTAATTAGGTTAAAAAGCCCCCCCACCACTAAGGCAGGGGGAAACTACTATTAGCTAGGAACAACCAAAGCGAACATAGAAGACGACTTAGCGGCTCCCACAGAAGCGGCATTACGCAAAGCGGCAACGCCATACAAAGTGTCAGATGTAAACAGAGTAGCCAAATACTCTTGTTTGTACTGAACTTGTGAACGTACACCAACTTGCTCAACCAGAACCATAGAGTCCTTGTGACCCATCAAGCAGACACGAGCAATAGCAGAACCGCTAGTTGGGAAAGCGGCTGTAGCAGATGCTGAGTCAGCGTTGCTGGAAGTGAACACAGGGATACCATAGAGATTACCGATTTCACCATTGCGGATAGCATCGCCATTACCGACAAATGCTTGTTCGGTGTAGCGAGCCAGACCCATCAAAGTGTTGCGGCTTGAGGGAGGAATCAAGAAGAAACGATTGTCCATAGGAGTATCGTTGTCATCCAAACGCTGAATGGTGCGGCGGATAGCGGCATCAGTCAATGCAGACGCATTACCAGCGTTGGTGTTTGCGGTGTAGTCAAAGGTAGTTGTACCATCACCACCGATGAAGGCAGAGCCGTACTGAGCGCCAGTAGAACCACCATTAGCTGTACGACCCAACTGAATCAAGTCGGTGTCAACTTGGCGAGACAAGGCGTAACCAGCATCAGAAGTGTAGAACTGACGCATAGAGTTCAAAGCCTGTGCTTCAACAATATCCTCAATCAAGCGGCTATATTCATAGTGCTTGTTGATAGATACAGTGACTTCAGACTCAGTAGCGGCAATCAAAGTTACTGCTGACTCAGCGGCTTTAGCAGAAGCAGAACCACGGGTAGGTGCAGGAATGTGAACAGTGTCACCTTTCTTGCCCTTGAAGTTCATCTTCATAACTAGGTTAGCAAGAACCAAGTTTTTCTTGTAAGACGCTACGATTTCATCTGACCAAATGTCAGGAATGAATTTGTCAGCAGTTGTTACTGTGACCGAGTTTGTGGGGGAAAATGATGTTGCCATTTGTGTACTCCAATAAAATCAAAAGTTAAGTTATTTAACCCTGCCCTCTGCGTATGCCGTCATGATTTCATCACTCAAGGCATCGTATCGGTTAGGGTCAGTCATCTTCAGCCGAATAAGGTCTGCCCTGCGATAGACTCGTTTTCCAGATTCACCAGTACCACCTACATCAACTGTCGCCGCTTTAAGGTTTGACTTGCGCTGAGTTTCCCCTGCATCTGTAGTCTGTTTAGCCTTAACACCACGCAACTGCTTATAGGTACTCAGCAATTCATTAGCACTGTCATAGTCAAACTCACCATCAGCTTTAGCGTACAAACCAATGCGAATAGGTGAAGATTTCACCCAATTTGCAAAGTCTGCATCTTGAACAATCTGACCAAAATCAGGATGTTCTGCCGCTAACTTTTGCTGAATTTGCATCTTTTTGAACTCTTGACCCGCTTGGCGAGCCGCAAGTACATCGGGATGGTTATCTACAGTCTTACGAACCGCCGCCTGTGGATTCTCAAAAAAATCTACTTCAGGTTCTTCCTCTTTAATAGGTTGAGGTTTTCCAGCAAGGTTTTGCTTAATGAGTTCGTCTGCCAATTTGCGTACTTCACCAACCTCTTGGGCTTGCTTCCCGATCAGCTTTTCAGCTTCTTGGTGCATTTTGATAATGTCTGACAGTTCTTTACCCCGATACTTGTCGGGAATGTCATTACTTATCGACTCAACAGTTGTTTCAAGTTTTTGCTTTTCAACAGCCTCTAACTCACCTAACATCTCGTCTGGGTTATCTATCAACATATTTGTCCTTTTTCCTGCCACTTTTGGGTTCTAGGATACACAACGGCATAAATGCTTATGTTGTGGTTTTTTGCTCTTGCACTAACTTATCACGATGTTTCTTGTCAAATTTCATCCATGAAGATGGAAAATGACCCGACCAACCTTCCAAGTTGAAGTTTGGAGCAGAGATTGTGCGATTGGCTGAACCACCGCACTCACACTGAGTTTCTTGCGCCTCATAATCGCAATACCTCTCAATTCTGTGTCCACTTTCGCAGACAAATTCATAAATTCTTTTCATTCAATTCCTCGTAGGCTCGTTCACTGACCTCTTTCAAGGTTTTCAGCCAAGTCAAGATGGAAAGTTCACCTTTTTTGAACATTAAGGTCTTTTCATCAGGAATAACGCTAAGATTATTGAGCGACTCTATCATATTGTCAATATCTATGCACAAATCCTTCCAACCCTCCATCCCCATCATCTCAAAGCGGGATTCGTAATACTTTTGTAGTTCTGGGGTCAATTTGCCTCCAGTGATGTTATTCCACACAAAAGCATATGTGCATCTATCTTGCTCCGACATTCTTCTTGTGTAGGCATTACATCGGGACGCTTATATGTTGTTTTGTGGCTGGTATTTGGCGCTTCATCTGTGTCTGTTATCTTGATTTCAATAATGGTATTGCAAAAGGCTTTGTTTCCAACAATCTTCACTAGCTTGTGACCAATTTCTTCAAACCACAAACCAACATTGTCGGCTGTTGCTATTTCTCTTTTCCCATTTTGAAATCTAAGTGTGTCCTCGCCTAAAGTGCAAGGGTCACAATGAATAATTGTTACTGCCCCATGAACTGTGTCTGTAAGCGAATCAGCTTTAAGTTTAAAAGTAGAACTGTGACCAAGTGCGATCAATACTGCATCACAGCACTCCGCAGAATTAGCCCCGTTAGTAATGCAAATTTCATGTGTGATTTTCATAACTTACCTTATTTCGTGTACTGAAAAGTTATATGCGTTTGAGCTACTGCCTAAAATAACTCCTGTACCAGCCGAAACTTTCCATTTAATTTTAAATGTGTGTGAGGCGGCTGTTAAGGCGGCAGAATCAATAGAAAATGATGCGTTAGATTCATAGTTGAATGTGTCGTTTTGAATTATTCCATTAGTCCCCAACTCTAAAGCACCATCTATATCAACATTTATATATAGCGCTTGATTATCAGTATCGTTATACCAACTACCAGCAAATGAAACGTGAACAGGAAAAGCACCAGTAGTTAGCGTAATACTTGCGCCTGTTAAGTCAACCAAAGAAGTGCTGGTAGTTGAAACACTGCCAGATGTACGAACTACTCGACCAAACACAGGTGCAGTTGATGCAACTGTTGCCCAACTAGTTGTAGTCCCATTGGTAGTTAGGTATTTACCCGAATTACTTGTTTGGCTAGGTGCAAGAGCATCAAATGCCGCTGTTGCAGTAGTCTGTCCTGTACCACCATTGGCAATTGCAACAGTACCTGTGACATTGCTTGCAGTCCCAGTAGTATTCTGGTTCAAGGTAGGAATGTCAGCGGCAACGATTGCCCTGAATGTTGGTGCGCCAGCAGAACCATTGGGTGCGGCTAAAAAAAAGTTTGCAGTCTTAGAGGCATAAGGGTTTTGAGTGTCTCCATAGCCTGATGCCAATGAAATAGCAGGAGTAGCACCACCGCTAGAAGCAACTGGAGAAGTACCCGTTACAGAAGTAACTGTTCCTGTTGTTGGCGTTGTCCAAGTAGGGGTAGCACCAGTACCAGCAGAGGTAAGAACTTGTCCTGCTGTACCTTGACTACCATCAAAACTTGTTGTGCCAGTTACGCTTAAATCTACAAAACTACCATTCTTAGGTGTTACAGCACCTATTATCATGTTGTCTATATCGCCAGCAAAAGTAGGCGCAATTTCGATAGAGTTAGCACCAGTAGGTTTTATGTGGACATGACCAGTACCTGTTGGGCTTATGTCTATCTGAGCATTAGTGCCGTTTAGATTTGTTGATACATTGATAGAAACATTGTCACCACCGCCGCCACCCATGCTAAGTTGGGTTGTGCCAGCAGAATTTTTAAGGCTTAAACCACCTGAGTTTGTTGCTTGAACAGTAGGGGTTGTAAGACTTGTAGACGCTGTAACAGTAGTAAATGCGCCCGTGGTAGCAGTTGTTGCCCCAATCGTAGTGCCGTTAATAGTGCCACCAGTAATGGCAACAGAACTAGCATTTTGGGTAGACATCGTACCCAAACCACTAATGTCGGTATTTGCTAGAGTAATAGCACCTGTACGACCCGCTACGCTTGTAACTAAGTTGCTTTGGTCAATCTTCTGCCAAACTGTCCCGTTAAACAGCAACCAATCGCCAATTTGCCAATCAGTAATACCATCAAGATTAGTAGAACCAGCCGTTGCCGTGATGTAGTAATACCCATTTACACCCGTACTGCTTACAAGAGTAGGTGTGTTAGTAGATGCGTTCCAAGTTCCCTGATAACTTAGTCCACCACCAGCAATAGAAGCCCATGAAAGTGCCGTTCCATTGGTAGTTAGGTACTTACCTGAGTTTCCTGTTTGACTAGGAATCAGGTTAGTGATCTGTGTTTGTAGGGAGGCTAGAGTATCAAGTACAGACTGAGAAGTGCCGCCACCATTAGTAATGACTTTGATGCGTTCAGCAAGATCAGGAGCAACCACCTCACCAACATTAAGTTCAACCCCGCTAGACAGAGTAATGATAAGTGAACCATCAAAATCAATACGAGCATTGGAGACAGACACACCATCATTACCATCCACTCCGTCAACCCCATCTTGACCACGTTCACCCCGATCACCTTTTGCTCCATCTCTGCCGTTTCTTCCATCTTTGCCATCACGACCATCCTTCCCGTCAATACCATCACGACCATCTTGGATAGTTGAGACACGCTTCTCAATAGCGTTACCCACATCGTCAAAACGGGAACGAATGTCGGACTCAATCTTTTTGAGTGCTTGGACAACCAAGTCAACATTCTCACCAATCTTCTTCTTTTGCACTTCTTTTGCTTGAAGAACCGACTGACGCACAGAATCCAAAACAGCCATCTGCTGTTCAGGAGTCATATTCTTGAGAATTAACTCTTTGGCTAGGTTTTCTACATCCATTATTCAGTACCAGTTTGGGCTGAACTTAACTGTTGGCTAAGTTGGTTTAAGAAGTCTTCTTCCATGCCTGAAATCTTGTTGTTTTTCTCAGCCATCTGCAACTCAACAATCTTAGACTTATTCTTAATGTCAGCTTCCTTCAGCATTAACTCAGCAATCTTGACTCGCTTGTCAAATTCCTTAGAGGCTTGGTCATCCTGATTAGGAAGATTCTTGGTCATTGCCGCCATGTTTTTGGCTTGCATTTCTTGTGGCATTAACTGAGCCTCAACAGACAATTTCGTAGCTTCTGCACGATTTTGCTCTGCTTGAGTGGTGTTAACAGCAATCTGAGCCTGTGCCGCTTGCATTGCCAACTGTTGTTGCATCTGCTCCATCTGCTGTTGTTCGGGATTTGGTTGCATCATCTCGTCTAACTTAGCAATTAACTCCATTCTGTTAGACAAACTGCTGTTTCCTACAATTCCTTTGAGCAAAATAGGCAAAACAGGGGTATTTGCACCCAAAGTCTGCAACAAACCAATGAATTGTTGCTGTTCGTACTCTCTAGCGATGATGCCCAAGGTAGCTGTAGGGATGAAATTCATGTCCACAGAGGGATAACGCTCTGGGTCAAACTGCATAAACCTGAAAGCCGCCTTTTTGATGAATGGAACAAGGAAATCTTCTTGGAAATTCACCAAAGTACGCTTGTATTTCTTGATGATGGAGGCAACAGCCATCGACATACCACCACCATCACGGCTAGATTGGGAAACCATTCCGTTAGAGTCCAGCGTACCAGTAGCCTGAAGCAACATACGCTCAAACTCTTTGGAAGTTGCTAGGTTATTAGGATCATTTGAACCAAATTTGAATGGATACAGAATCTCATTTGGGTTGCCATTAGTAAGAATAGCCTTACCAGCCTTAACTTCAAACTTCATACCACGGGGTAAACGTGTGGCATCCATAGCAATCATCGGGGCAGTGGTCAAAGCAAGTGAATCCAAGTGAGCCCGAGTCTGAGCATCAATAGCTTTCTGCATATTGAAGGCTTTTTCCACTGTACCTCGCCCCAACAAGCGATTAGGAACTGTATCGTCTTGGTAAGACATTACAGGTCTGTCTTTCATCATGTAGGGGTTTTCTTCAGCCTTGAGCAACATACCATCGTTGGCAATCACGACAATTGCTTCAACCATATCGGTGTAGTCTTCTGCCGCTGAATTCTCAGGGAACAACTCAACAATCTCTTTGTTTTCCTCAAGATTGTTCAAATACTCACGGGGTACTAATCCGTAGTATGTAAGCAACAGTACCTTCTCATCTTGGTACTGGCTAACCTCTTGGGTAGGCTCTAAGTCAGTATCTTCATAGGTGGGCGTGATGTCTACCTTGCGGTAAATGCCTTTTTCAATACCAGCTACAACCTTGTGAATTGATACGTATTTTTCAATAGCCACGCCCATGCAGTCATCAATGCTTGTCCCATTTGGATCAAACAAGAAGTTCTTAGGATTGATAGGCATGATCTTGACAGAAATCCTGTCTCTTTCCATCACGCCAATAGCCGCTTGACCCATCTGATTAGGGATAGGCTGAGTCGATGGGATGTACTCTTTCTCAGTCTTGACAATGATCTCGCCAATGCCTGTACCATAGATTTCAGCCATCAATTCGATCTGGTCGATAGATTTTCTGATTTTGTCTTTCTTAAAATCTTCCATCAACTGCGCTTTAATCATTTCAACATCTATAGGGTTTCCACCTATATCTTGGATGTTGTCTTCAATGTCAAAGAAGTCGCCTTGACCAAAGATAGCTTCCATGATCTCAGCATGGCGAGTTTCTACAGCTTGTTGGGTAGCAGGGGTAACGATGCGGCTACGCTCAGATTCACGGGTCTTGTCTTCAGCCGCCCATTGACCACGGAAGATGCGCTCGTACTCCAGCCAATCAGGAAGAAAGTTGGTATCTCTGTAGTCACGCCACTTGGTGCAATGGTCAGTAACAAATGCTGTAAGTTCTTTGTCAGCCTCAGTAGGCTGATAAAACTCGTTTTGTTCTAACTTGACTTCTTTGTCTGTTGCCATTTATATCCCCGAAATTATGTCTAGTGGTTGCCACTCATCTTCATCTGCATCTTCAAAGTAAGATGTGACTGCCAGTTGGTCAATATAGGATAGGGCATCAGGTAAGTCATCGTGAACTCCATTGGCGGGGAACATCAAGAGTTGATCTTTGAATTCATCCCAATCTTCCTCAGAGTTCAGCACAATACGCCCATGCTCAAACCTTCCTTGGAGACTCCAGATAATTCTGTCAGTCTTTTTCCTGTTGCCATGCGTTAAGTCAACTATGTGGGAATATACATTATTTTTCCTCATTAGGTCACTCAAATAAGGTAAAACAGCGTTTTTTAACGCACCTCGCTCAATTCCAACACTTAAAGGGCGGTATTCCCGCATCTTCAGCAGAATCGTAGCCGCAGTCTCCCGTATGTCCCAACGCCCAAAAACAATCTCTTTGACAAACCATTTGCCCTCGTCAGTCACCTTGACAACAGCAACAGCAGTCTGGTCTAGCCGTTTCTTAGAGTTAGCCGCCTGTCTAGCCACTTCTTCAAATCCAGCCAAGTCAACAGCTATGAAGTAAGAACCATACTCAGGCTCAGTTCCGTACTTAATCCATTCTTCTTTAAAGACATCTGACCCCGCATTGTCGAAAGATGCCATATACTCTTGCTTGAAGGCGAACGAACTTAGGGTCTTCTTTGCGCTCTCGATTTCACTAGGGTCGATTAAAGGATTATCTTTGGTGGTGAAATGCCAACTTTTCCAGTCTTCATCTTCTTCTGACATTCCAAGTTTAAAGATGTCATAGAAGAAATTGCGACCCTTGGGAGTGCCGATAAACATCGCTCTACCCTTTTTGTCTGACAGAGAAGCACGAATAACCTGTTCCCATGCTTCGGGTTTGATGTCTGCAACCTCGTCAAGCACAGCGTAGGTGAGCGACACTCCTCGCAAAGTATCTGGTCTATCAGCACCTCGGACATAAATCTTTGCTCCGTTTATCAAGGTAATGTCCATATTATTGATGTGGCTGGCTTGGATAACCTCTCTACCCAACTCCATCAAAACATCCCAAATAATCTGTCTAGCCTGACCATTGGTAGGCGCAACATAAAGCACAGCAGATCCTGCACTACATTGCAGTCCTTCAATCAACAGGGTGATGGCTGAGAGTCTTGACTTACCGCAACGCCGCCCTGCCGCAATGACTTTGAACCTTGTTTTATCAGCAAAGACTTCTTGTTGCCAAGGAAGGAGACTGAAGTTCAGATCAGACATCTTTGCTTTCTATATCTTCAGCTTCTACAGTGTTGTCCCCAATGGAAACACCCCCAATACCTGAGATTGTAATGTTTACAGCACTTCTCTGATTCTTCTCTTTTTCAAACAGAGTAACAGGAAGCATCCTATCCATACATAGCTTCAACGCCGCCATCTGTGCAGGGTGGTCATCATCAAGAGCAATCTGAACAGTCTTCTGTACAACATTGACTCCAGCACTGTTTATCAGGAGTTCCTTGAGTTCTTTGACTCTTTGATTCTCAGTCTTAGGCAACAAAGCTAATGGCTTGGCATCAGCATACTTTGCCATAGTCAATTTACCTGAACCCTTGGGGCGACCCTTTTTCTTAAGGTTGTCAGGGAGTGCATCTACTACATTCATCTTTTATCCAATCAGGAAGAAGGGTTGTTAGTGGCTCCCATAAGGCAGGGTGTGGTTGCAAATCAACAACGAAAAACTTCCAACGGAGCCAACCCGTTACCACCAACACGGCTGGTGACTATTCCTAATAGTACCTAGGAACAATCTCCATGCGTCTTGTAAGTTAGTACATACTTTACATGAGAATTGTTTTCTTGTATAGTGGACTCAAACGGGGGCATCACCCACCCCTCTATGCGGTTGAGCCGACCAAGTAGGATAAACGTAGTGAACCATGTAGTTCTCAAGTAAAGACTCACATCTTGAACGGGGCTTGTAGCGTGGAGTGAATGATCTGACAGTCATCACTAACTTAGATAAACGAGAGGCTCTCCTTTAAAAGGATACACCCACTCACGGGTG